CCGTGACGGTTCGGATGCGAATCTTGAAGATCCAATCGCCGGCCGGCAGCCCTGTAATCAGGCGTTGGCCCTCAATAGCCCGGTCAACGTTCCAGATTCCTTTTTCGGTGTAATCGATCACGTCATAGTCGGTCTGCATCGCCCCATCGTCAGCCTGAAAGCCGACGACGAATTCGCCAGGGTTGGCGCTATGCTCCCAGGCCCCGCCGACGCAAATGAGGAAATCTGTGCCCGCCTGCTTGGGGATATTGAGGATGAAAGGATTGCCGGACGCCGCATCCAAGAGATCGACGTAGGACGTGCTCGTCGTCGTGAAATCAGTTCCAGCAACGACGTTGGAGTACAGCCAAATGCGATTTTCCGGAATCGCAAGGGTCGTGAACGTTCTCTCCGTGCATCCGCTTGAACGCGATGCCGACCCGACGGCAATTACTTTCCAGTGATAGGTGACGCCGTCATCCAAACCCGAGGCGTCATACTGCGTCATGGGGGCTGAAACCATGGCGGTTGGAACGCTCGGCTCAGGATCGCCGTCTGCCCATAGGTAAACCTCATAACTAACTGCCGCGACAGATGCGGCCCAGTCCAACGTCGCAGAATTAGAGGTCGCGAGGGTCGCGCCGTTGGATGGTGAAGTAAGAGCCGGGCATAGAACGTTGTAAGCCGTAAAGGTGCGCGACGAACACCCGTCCGAGACTTGCGAGCCGGAAACGGAATCAACGGACCAGTTGTAGGTCGTGCCGGCCGTCAATCCGGTGGCCAGGTAGGTCGTATCCGTGACCGATGCTGTCGGCGTATCCGGTTTCGCATCACCATCCGCCCAAACATAAACCTGATACGAGGTTGCCAATACGATAGGCGACCATGTCAGGGTCGCGTTTGTTTCTCCACCTACGGTCACGCCATTAGCTGGCGACAGCAAAGATGGGCACGCGGGCGTATAAACAAAATCCGGCTTGCGAATCTCAAGCCGCCAGAGGTCTACATCAACCTCGCCGTTCGAATAGGTTGTCGTCGCCTTGACGTAGTGGATCCCGACTTGATTAGGGCTTACAACAACCGACCCAACGCTATCCGCTAGTTCCTCAGCCCCAAGGTCTACCGTGTCGTCCATCGACTCCCAAGCAATGCTTGAGACGGTGACACCACGAATCCCAGCAGCAGCCGTTTTGTCTTGGTGGATGTAACGACTATCCCCGAGGAACATCGCGAACGGCTTGACCCGCTGACTCTGATTCCGACCGGCATGGAATCGAGTACGCGGACGGGACATTAGAAAAAGTCCGCACTAGCCGGAATCGGGTCGAAGCCCTGAAGAACCGACCGACGCAGACGGGCCATCGCCGCTAGCATCGCTTCGTAAGGCTGCGGACGGCCATATCCCGGCCCGAGCTCATAGGCTGCGAGCTCCTTCATCGCCAGCATGATTCGCCCCGGAATGACCGCCGTCGTCAAATCCGTGGACGGGTCGAAAATCAGGACGTTTTCATCGTCCAGCCCCTCAATCATCTGCTGAATGATGGGGTCCACATGCGCAATGGTCTGGGCGCTCGGGGCTTCAGTCGGGTCGAGCACGCCAAGAGCGACAAGCGCCTGGTTTCGGAGGTCGGCTTTCGTGTAGAGCGTCATTTAATCCTCACCGTCTCCGACAACGTTTGCAGAGGAATGCCCGCTTCCCACGCCCTAGCCGCTTGGGCCATGCGCTCGTAGGATTGGAGTGCTCCGTCATGAGCCGCCATGCTTCGCTGTAGGGCTTCCATCTGGGCCTCTAGAGCGGCTTTCTTCTCGGCGTGCATCCGAGCAACCCGGCGAAACTCGGCCTCTGCAAAGGGGCCTGCAGAGCGTCCCTTGCCGTGGTCCAGACCTTCCACGATGCGAGATTTCCCAACAGGGGACGCATCGGGAATCGTGACCTTGATGCCTCGGCCAATCGCCACGCCCACCCAAGCCTCGACGCAAGGGCGCTGCCAGAAGTATTCGGCGTCATCCACGGCCATATCGCAGCCGTAGAGCGCAATTTCCTCGGCCCCTTCAAGGATGGCCTGCGCCAACATGTAAGCCGGGCTAGAGGTCAGGTACAGCCGCCCGAAGAAAAAGGGCCTTGTCGCTTCGTAGTCGTATCGAACAGCATTCGGGCCATCGGGAAATGAAGCCCCGACGAACAATGGAACGCCTAGGGCGAGCAGTCGCGCGTCATACGCTGCGTCGTGCTCCGACCTGTCTTCGTGAATCTCAAAAACGCGGTCGAAGCGGGGGTATTTGTGGGCCCGGTTCCCGAGAACCCAGGTCTGCCAAGTGCGGTCAAGGAACGGGGCCTGCATTTCACTGGAAGGCGCCCCACCTACAATCGCGACTTTCACCAATTCACCGCCTGGAAGTTACCGTTGAAACTCTCATGCACGGGCATCGGGAAGAACTGCGCGAGTACTTCGATATCCCCCGCGTCCATCGCCAGTTCAGGCAACGCCGCAGGGACCTTCCGAACAATCGCGCTGATGTTGTAGCCGTACGCCTTCACCGAGGCTTTCGAACAGTCGAAGCCTGCGAGGATCAGGTGATACAACAGGAGCCCTGGATTCCAGAGCGAGACGTGACCGCCGACGATTTCATGCTTCAGCGGGGGAACCGTCACCGCAAGAATTCCGTCGTTCTTCAGGTCTGTGAAGCACTTGCGCAGGAACAATCCGGGGTTCGGCTGATGCTCAAGGACGTGACACGCCCAGATGCAATCAACCGGAGCCACTGATACCGCCAAGTAGTCTGCAACCACGTCAGCCGGCGGACACAGACTGACCGTCGTAACGGACTTCCCCAAATCCCTGAAGCGTTGCGCGTGCAGCCCCGCCCCGCTGCCCACGTCAAGGACCGTATCGAATGAGAAGCGGGCTAGAAGCTCGAAAGCCTCTAGCCCGCGAAAGTGCATCAATCCTCGGAGAAGTTGATTTCGCCCGAGAGGGTGCCGCCAGCCGTCACAGCAGCGTCCCGAATCACAGCCTTGATCGTCCAGATTTCATCCGGATCGGACGTGAGACCAGCCAGGAGCCACAGCGGCTTGTACTGGTTCGCAATGTCCTTGACGATCTTCGTGCCAGTCGTCGCGTTCGCCGTGGCGAGGTCAAGCCCATCATTGAGCTTGTCATCGTCATAGGTGAAGGACGGGCCGGACAGGCCGATATCCAGCGTCGGAGCGCCGGAAGTCGCCATGTCATCCCAGTACAGGCGGGAATCACCCAGGCGAGCGCCCGAGGGGACGTAAGCCAGGGTGTACGTGGACGACACCGATGCCGCCGCCGACACTTCCACGGTAACGGGGATGTGCTTCTTGCTGCGCTTGATGCCGTTCTGCGGCGGGTCCGAAATGATGCCCGTCGCGGTGAGGTTTTCAACCGACATATCTATCTCCTAGAAAGGGGGTTAAGAGAGGGGGCCGAAGCCCCCGCTCTGTTAGGCGTCAGCAACCGACGCGACGAACACGGAAACCACGCCGTTCTGCTTGTTGTTGAAGAACAACTTGCGAGCGCCGCGAATCTCCTGCACGCCAACGCCATGACGGAAGCCGTAGTCCGACCCGCCCTGCTGGTTCACGCGCGACTGCGTGCGCTGCGCCCACACCACGCCCGCCGCCTGAGCACCGCAGAGGGCGCCGATGCAGCAGTTGATGCTGCCGTTCGACACGGACTGCCACTCGGGGATTTCGCGGATGATGACGCCGTCGTACACAAGGTCCGAATCGCGGAACAGCGGGTTCGTACCCGAACCGCCCGTGCGCGCCGCACCGTCATAACGCTGCCAGCCCTCGCGGTTCGCCGTGGTCATGGTCGAATCCGTCTTGAGGTCACGGAACGCCTGCGACGTGACGAACAGGGTGTACCACTCTTCCTCTTCGTTCGTCTTGACCGGGCGGATGTGCTGGTCCGCAGTCTTGGCGATGCGCTTGGCGAGCGACACGATACCCGGCGACAACTTGTCGGCCGTGTTGTCCACGTTGCCGAAGGCCGTCGCGAACGTCGCGTTGTAGTTCGCAACGGTGGTTCCGAACAGGACGCGGTCGCTGTTGTTCACAACCCAGGAGTTCTTAGCGCCGGTCGTCGCATCCGCATACAGCGAATAGGTCGTGCCGTCGTAAATCGCCTGCAGGTTGTCGATGATGCCGAACTTGGACGACGCGCCCGAACCACCGCGCATGCGCTCCATCGCCCACGACTTCAGCATCATGCGGGCCGCGTTGCGAATCTCGATGGCGGACTTCTGCTCTTCCCACTCCGTCACGACGACAGCGGTGCGCTGCACATCGACCGGGATGGCGAAGCCGTAGTTGTCCAGCACCTGCTCGGCGCCTTCAAGAACGTCGTTGCCCGTCGCAGCCTGCGAGGCGTCGAGACGGCCCACAAACGGCAGCGTGACCTGATCGCCCTTCTTCTTCGTGAGGTCTTCACGAATCTGAATGACGGAGTTCTCGTCCGTGCCCATGTAACGAGAGAAGCGGTTGTCGCGGATGTACTCCGCGAAGAAGTTGTCGTCCCACTGTTTGACGACCAACGCGCTGTTGGTAGTAGTTTCAGCCATTGGAAATTACCTCTTGGTAAGAATCGAGTTGAGTGAACGCGGCCCGGCCCACTGCTGTTCCCTGACAGGGGCGCTAGTGGCCGTCGCGAGTGATGGAGGCGGGGCGACGGGCGCAGGACGCTGTTCCGGCATGCGTTCTGCCTCCCACTTCGCGCGAAGTTCCTGTTCCAGCTTCGTCCGGTAGGTCGAAGGGTCGTCCCCAACTTCCTGTAGAAACTGCATCCGCTTGACCTGCTGGTATGCCCATTCGGCGGGCATTTCCTGCTGGAGAGCGGCTTGGTAAATCGCCGGGTTCTGCTGGTACAGCGCGGGCCATTCGGCCATTACTTCGTCGAAGTCGGGATGCGAACGCTTCGCCATCGCATAGGAAAGGTTGACGCGCTCGTTAATCAGAGCGGTCTGCATCCTCTGCTCTAGCGACTGTGCAAACCCTTGCGGGTCTTGCATCACGTCGGGCACCTGCTGTTGCGGTGATTTCAACTGCGCAAGTTCCGCTTGCAGGGCCGCTAGCTGCCGTTCGTACTCCTGACGCTTCGTCTTTTCCGCCATATGCGCGGACTTGAGTCCACGCACCTCGACAGGCTCTTCTGGCTTGTCTTCCTTCGGCGCAGGCGTCGCGCTCTCGGCCTTGGCTTCCGCCTTCGGCTTCTCGGCTTCAGCTTTGGGAGGGGCTTTCGCCTCTTCCGCCGCCTTCGCCTCGCCCTTGAACCGGCCCGCTTCGTCTCGGGGTCGTTCCTGCTTCGGCTCTTCAGGCGTTTCCGCCTTGGCCTCGACATTCACAACCTCAACCTTCTGCGGCTCGTCGTTCTTTAGGATCTGGTCCAGTGTCATGCCTGCCTCATCGCCCGAATACGCGGCGTCCGTCTCGCCCGAAACCCGGCGTCGGCTACAACGAAAAAACCCCGCACTTGGCGGGGTCGTTTGTTGAAGGGGTTAACTACTCTTGGGGCTTTAATCGCCCAAGCTCTACCGTGTCGTTCTGCTTCTGCACGTCAAGGGCGAACTTTGCATTCGCCTGGTGCGCTTCATGAGCCGCCTTGGCAGGCATCAGGGAAGTTTCCATCCGGGTCTTATCAGCAGAAGCCATCGCCTGAGCGGCACTCGCATGGTTCTTCTGAATCATGCTCGCCCGCTCCAGCATGTCGAGCTCGCCCGGCTGCTCAGGGGCTTCCGGCTGTGCTACCTCGGACTCGTACTTCGCGGCCTGCGCGTTCTTGACCCGAATCCCTGCCTGCTTGTCCTGCATCTCGAGCTGGATGCCCATCTGCTGAATCTGCTGCTGCTGCGGGTCCGGCTGCTGGCGCTGCTTGGCGCGCTCCAGAATCTGGTCTTTGTTCCGGACCTGCGAGGCTTCAATCACGTCCTCAATCGTCAGCGGGCCCTGCTGGCCGGCCTGAATCTGCTTACCGTAGAGGTCGGCCAAGATTTCGTACTGCTCGGACTGGATCGAAGCCACGTCCGGCGCGTCCTCGATGACGATATCCATGTCCATCGTCGCGGTGTTGTTATCCACCACACCGGACGGCATGTTCTCGGCCTGAGGGTTGGCCTGAAGCATCTGCTGCAACTTCTGGACCTTCATCGGGTCCGCGTTGCGCTGAATCATCTGCTTGAGCAGTTCGCCGTAGGTCATCTGGTGATTCAGCCCGACGAACTTGATGTTCCGCTCGTCGTCCGTCACCCGAACCCAAGTCTCTTCGGTCCAGAATTGCTTAACCCCGTACCAGATGTGCTTGTAAATCTCATGGCTCCACATCCGGAGCGAGTCGAACAAGCCCCCAAGCTCAGCCACACCGGCTTGCTGACGGGCCTGCAGAGCCCGACCAGACACAGCCGTTTCATCCTTGCCCGACACCGCAGCATTAGCCCCGACCGAATCAATCTCGGCCTTTGCTTCCTGAAGTAGCGCCAGATGACCCTGCGCCATGTCGCCCGTAGGCAACACGACAAGGTCATCTTTTGTATTGACTTCGATGACGCCGTCAGGCTTCGCGAGTTCCTTGCGAACCTGATTGATGTCGTCCGTCACCCCCCGAACAATCTGCACCTGACGCATGGTCAGCAGATGCAGCGCCTTGGAACGACGCTTGTTGATTTCGTCCTGCGGGCCAATCAATTGCCGGACGACGCCATATCGATTGTTGTCCCGGTCGATATGGCACGAAGCCAAGACCATCGCGTTAATCGGCCGGCCTTCCTCGTCTACATACGCCGACGGCTTGGGCTCCTCGAGGAATCCGCCCTGCGTGTAGTAGCAGTGCATCCACTGGTCGCCCTGCTTGTAATACACCTCACAGACCCGGCCGCGCTTGCGGTCGCAGTCGAACCACTGGGCGAAGGGCTTGTCCGAATACGTCGAGTCCTTGGCCTTGTCGTAGCCGTAGGAGAACAGTTCCTTGGCCTTATCACCCCAGCGCGCGACAGCCTGGTCCTCGTCCATCCAAACGACGATGCCGGTGTATCGGGCGTCGGAGAAATCCGGCTCGCGGCTGTGCGGGTCGTAGTACAGCCGATCCCAAGCGATAAGCCGGACCTTGATTTTCCCTTTCTCAAACTCGACGACACCGCCCGCGCAGCCCTCGACGGCCAGATACTCCAAGACTTGAGAGCGGATCCGGCTGAAGTTGTTGCAGTCGCAGACGTAGCGAATCGCATCCGTCGCAGCCGCAGCGCCCTGCTCGTCACCCGGATTGCGGGGATAAGCCTTCGGGTCGGTGCGCATCTGGCGCTCAAGACCCCGAAGCGCATCGACCTTCGGCTTGATGCGGTTAATCGTAATGACGGGCTGCTTGCGCTTCTTAAGCGTGTCCTCTTCCTCGGAGGTCCACTGCTTGTTATCGACGTAGTCCCGGTCGCGCTCGGCCTTCTTGCGGGCCTCGTACGTCGCGTCCGCACTGTTCTCGTACCATGTGACGAGCCTGTGCAGGGTCGCGTCGAGGTCTACGCTGTCTTCCAAGAGTCCACCTCGTCCGATTCGCCAAACGCCCTATCCCAACGACTCACGGTCTTGGGCTTGCTGCTCGCCGCTACCACGCCCGGATGCGCTTCATCCAAGGCCCTGCCGATGAGAGATGCCACATCGACTTCGTCGTCATGCTTGCCCGCCGGGAAGGACAGGAACTCGCCCAAATCCGCGCCCTGCTCAAACCACACCCGCTGGCTCGCCGCACGCGCCTGGAAGCCTCTAGCGCGCGTCGGCTTGTCGTGGATACTGGGGAGCCATTCCATCCGGCAGAACACGCTACGCTCGCGCATGCGGCGCCTGAGAGCGGGTTCAATCGCCTTTGCGATAACACCCGCTTCCCCGAACCAGCACAACGGCTTGAACGTCTGAATCAGGTCAAGCTGGCGTTCGATCCACACATCCGACGTGGACTGCCCGCGCCACCCGCCTATGCGGTACAAGTCCCCGTCAGGGCTCACGCCCCACACACGGTGAACGGTGAAGTCCCCGCCGCCATCCGTTACCGCGTAGTCCGACGAGCCGTAGACGGCTAGCCCTTTGGGCTTCTGGACCCAAGACCGGAACCAGTCGCGCTGGAAGAATGTTCCTTCGTCGGGCGCCGGCCTTTGCTGGTAGAGCGCCGACCATGTGCGCGAATCCCGCTTGGCTTCCGCGCGCATCTCATCGTTGAACCACTCCGGCCATAGCGGCTCACCGGCCTTGCGGCCTAGCGGGTCGTCGCTCTCGGCCTCCATCGGCAGCTTGAGGACTTCCCACTTCGGACCGCCCGACTCCATGTCGGCCAGCAACCGCCCGCCGAGGTCGTCTTCATGCCACCTCGTCATAACGAGGCAGATGCGGGCGTCCGGCTTGAGGCGGGTAACGAGATCGTTTCGCCACCATTCCCACACGCGGTCGCGGATGACCTGAGAATCGGCGTCCTGCCTCGATTTCACCGGGTCGTCAATCACAGCCAGGTCAGCGCGACGGCCTGTAATCGGCCCCATCACGCCGGCTGCGAAATATTCTCCACCTGCATCGGTGTCCCAACGCCCAGCCGCCGCAGAGTCAGCGCGAATCCCATACCCCAAGACCTGCGCGTGCTCTTGGATGATGTTCCGAACCCGACGCCCGAATCGTTCCGAGAGCTCGGCCGTATGGCTCGCCGCAATGATGCTGGCCTTGGGGTTCTGGGCCAGCAGCCAAGGCGGGAACAGGACCGAGACATACGTGGACTTCGCAGAGCCCGGAGGCATCAGCACCATGAGCCGGCGCGTCTCGCCCCTTGCCAGTCTCTCCAGCGCGCTTATCAGCAGCCTATGATGCGCTGCAGGGGATTGGCCCTGATTCGCTAGGGCCTCAATGCACCAATCAGTGAGAGACCGGCGGATCGAATTCCGCCTCAGCAACTCCCTCGCACTCTTCGCTTTGGATGATGGCGATGAGTTCAGCATCGGAGAGAGAGCGTTCATCACGCAGCGTCATCGTGGAATCGACCGACTGAACCGGCCGACCATCGAACCTGTCGGCCAACTGCTCGATTGCCCATCGCTCGCCGGAATGAGCCGCCGTGACCACTTGGTCTGCAGCCAAGTCCAGCCCCTTGCGCCAATTGCCACTGGCTCGGGACAAAGCACGCTTGAGCGCCTGTTCGAATTCCTTCGCCTTGGCTGCGTTCTTGTTCCCAATCGGAGCGCCCATTGTCTCGGCCTATCTCAACTCGCAAAGTGTTGACTTGTTAATGAATCGTTAAATGCGCTTGAGCCGACTACGAACTCGCTCTGCTACCTGCTTCTCGGACCAATCCGGATGGTCTGCCTTCGTGACGAGGGCTTCCCACCACGGCTGGAACAGGCGGTGTCG